TTACTAGAAATAGTAGTTCCTGTAGTGTTTTGTATTCGGCCAACGTTAATTGGTCCCGAAAAGTTTGTTCTTGCCATAATTATATCCTCCTAGTTATTAGAACATAGTCTCTAGGCCGTCGACTATACGCGTCTATGTTCTTTAATTAATTGTATAGTGCAAAAACTATATACTAGTTTTAAGTAGAGCGCAAGAGAGCCTGTAATGTGAATTGAATTTATTCAACGATGTAGCTTTTTACTAAGTAGCTACTGAAACTTGAGGAGCCGCAGCGTCTATTCTATTCTGTGCATCAGCTTTTTCTGCTTCTGCAAGTTTGATCTG